GTTTTTACACCTGGTTTTAAAAAGAATGGAAGTAAAGTATAGATTGACTTTACTTTATCAACAATCTCAATTGCAGTATCGCCTTTGTTGGCAACAATCATACAATTCTTATCATTGGCAAATAATATTGTGTGTAGTATGAAAATTGCAGAAGATACAGTTTTCCCAACCTGCCGCGACGCCATAAGTATATTAAACCTATTATTGACAAAATTATCTAATATTTCCTTTTGGTAATCTCTAAGAGTTATTGAACCAACCGATCCGTCTTCTCTTTTTGTCTTACAATACTTCTCAGTAAAGTAATGTATATCTAATGCACATCTTACGTATTCTTGTTGTTCTTCGGAAGTCATTCTAAAAGAGACACCAGCTCTTCTAATACCGACCTCACTCTTCATCCAAGGATTCTGATATCTCTTAACGACTATACCATCATTTATTTTATCAGTTGCTTCATCGACAAATTTGGTGGTAAAAATCATCTGCCTTTCGGTCTCGTTTGCCTTTACAGCCATATAGTGTTTTTGTTTTTTGTATATATAAAAGGGTAAAAGTGGAAAAAATACACTTTTTTCTATTTATATATACTATATGGGAAGGAAATCAGGTGTCAACAAGCTAAAAGTGGGTTTCTCTATTGATATAGAGACCTATAAAGAGTTCGAGCAGTATTGCGAAGAGAACTCTATAAACAAGTCTAAACTAATAGACAAGATATTAAAAGGCTTCTTGGAAAAGGAGGATGCCAAACTTACCAAAAATAATTATGTTTAAACATGTCTAAAGAAGAAAACGAAAAAAATAGAATAAAGCACGAATTTGATGAAATACAATCAGAAAATGGAGACTTTGATTTTTCTAAACACCTAGCTAGACCAGAAGACTTACCGGATTTAGGTGAGATAGAAATATATGATTATGACTCGGATTTGACCGTAGCTAGTCAACAGGCAATGGATGTATTAGAACCACTTGTAGATCTATATCTTGGTGATGTACCTAAATTAAAAGATCATCCTTATATAAAAAGTAAAATGAAAGAAGACGCAATGGTATATGCAGAGGCCATATTTTTGACAAAAATGACTAGAAAGAATCTTCTTTCACAGATGAGACAAGTAGATAATGGTGATAACTCCGCAAGAATGCATGAAGTTGTTAATCAGACCGTAGGTCAGATAAGAGAAAACGCAAAGTTTCTTTCGGGACAGAAATCAGAGCTTGAAAAGTTCTACAAAACTCTAAGAAAAGATTTAGGATACAGCGAAATAGAACAGGAGACACCCACAACCAGCGAATCAGAGATAAAAGGTCCAGAAGGAGAGGTGACAACAAATCGTGAATTGAATGAGATGATTAAACTAGCAATGTTGAACAAAGCTCAAGATAAGAACAAATAATTATTTCTTAAAGTTGAATCTTTCAAAAGTTCTTATAAGATTGTGATATTCCAATAATACCTTTGTTTTAGAGAATCTTTTAATCTTATTAGGACTTACCTGATTTACATAAAGTATTGTTTCTGATTTAAGAAGTTCTTTTATACTAGACTTTATACTAGATTCACTATTGTCGATAATAAGCTGAAGTAACTTGTTACCGTCTATGGCAAGACTAATAGTATTTTCATCATCTTCATAGAATTCAACCTCATCATATTTTTGAAGTTCTTCTTCAATAAATTTATCTCCCTCAGTTTTCATCCCAATAAGATGTTGAATAAGAAGTCTTACCTTTTTGTGAGCAACTTCATCCTGATCTCTATTATAGAAAGTATCTGATATAAAATAATATTTTTTGACAAATAAACCAATCTTCTCAAGATTTTTCTCAATCTTTTTAATTATCTTCTCATAGTTGTTTTTAGTGTTCTTTGAACAAATAAAATATATATCATCTGTCGTATTTTTAAGATGTGCTAAATTTTCTATGTTTATATCATAATCAAGAGTTTCTATTATATCAGGATTCATATACTCCTGCATAGAAAACATAAGATTAGTTATATTTATTTTTAAATTTTTACATTTGATTTTTATTGTGTTCATTAATTCTTCTGGTATCCAATAGGTCGAGCCGCCAAAATATATTGAATTATTTTGACTTTTATAAATACCATTCTTTATTAAATTAAAGTCAGATTTTGATATTTTAATAATAGGAACTTTAGGATTGAATTTATCGACTATCCATACTTTACTATCCATGACCAAAATGGTCTCTATGTCAAAGAAATGTGCTTTCATAGTCTAAAATTCGTAATTTTGTATTTTATCTCATGTGGTTTTCCATCAAATCTACTACCCTCATATTCTTTATCGGTCCAAGTTATACCAGCACTTAGTTCATTATCAAAACTTCTACACTTTGCACAATTTTTTGGAGGCATCATTTCACCATCCACTTCAATCATCTCATGTTCATGATAAAAAAAAGTTGCTTTACACCAAGGACTTTTACATATTTCTGTTTCCATATTATTATATATTAAAAAAGAAAACCCATCATTTGATGGGTTTTCTTTTTTTTTATTTTATCATGTTTTTGCTTAACGCAAAATCATATAATGTAGGTAAGTCTAAATACTTACAATAACCATTTCTTATTTCTTTAAGTTTTTTATTTCTTTTAACTATATTAAATATTAGCATTCCAAATTCTTCTTGAAAATCAAGATAACAATCACACCATGGTCTATTATAATTTTCCAATGTTCTCCATTCGGAATATCCACCTGTAAGCCAAAATAACGACTTTTCGGGAGTTATTTCTTCTACATTGATACCATCTAATTCGATATCCCATATTCCATCATTCCAATCCACTTTCCTCATCAATAAGGCAACTGCTTCTGCTATGTCACTGGTCAGTTCGTTTCCGATTTCGAAGAAGTATGTTCCTTCTTCTTTCGTTACTCTAACAATCCCGTTGTTATAAACATCGTTATTGCCTACAGACTTTAGAGCTAGTTTTCTCCTTTTCATACTTTGTTTGTTTATTTTTTAAATCATAATCTGATTCCGTCTTCCCATGTTCCATCGAAGTTTCCGTTTTCGAAGATTCCATTTTCCCATTTTCCGTGAAAAGATCCGCCTTTGAATATACCATAGTGCCAATTTCCAGAATAGAAGTCGCCACTGTGCCAAATTATAGTTTCTTTCTTAAGCTCAAGTACCGCGTTTTCAAACTCGGAATCTATAAGCCAGTAAAATTTATTAGATTGTAGTATTTGATTTATTTCTCTTTCATTGGTAAAAACCTTACCATTTTGTTTTAATTCTAGATATCTCATCTTTTGGAGATTTTTTTTTATATGTTATATATTTAATTTCAGTTAAAGAAAAAACACAAATCGGCTTAATAGCGGATTTTTTAAACTATTGAAAAAATAATTTTTAAAAGTCTTGGTTCTAAAGGATAAAATCGATGTTAAATTTTATTAACAAAAAAGTCCCGAGTTTTAAACCCGGGACTACACACACAAACAACTACCTAAAACTATTGATTATCTAATAAATCTTTTTCTTCTGCAGTTATAGAATCTATTCCATATTTGAATATCTTTTCTAAGATTGCATCTACTTCTAAAACAACAGGTAAATCTTGTTTAACAACATCTTTAACAACATCTTTAACATAAACAGAATCTTTTCGAGACTCTAAGTTATGCAACTTTGAATCCATAGATAGAGTTCGTATATCATAACCTTCTGCAAGAAAAGCTTTGTAGTTTCTAAGAGCTTGTTCAGTTTTTGGCATCTTTGGAGTTTTCACCGGTTTGATAGCCTTTATTTTATCTTGATCTTCTTTAGAAAGAGAAGCAAAGTCTGTACCTAAACGAAAGAAACCACCGATAATAAAAGCAACAATTTTACCTTCTAAAATCCAGTACATAGATACTTTTGTTTCTGTTTTTCTTCTATAAAGTTCTTCAAAACCTATAAAGTAAGTCTCACATACCGCAAACAGTTGTTGAGAGCTCAATGATGTCAAGTTTATGCAGATTATTTTATCGAAGTTAATTTTCATAGTTTCTGTTTGTTTGTTTTACAAATATAAGACATTTATTCTAATACCACAAATTTTATTTTGCTTATTTATAAATATTAATCTTTTCAGATACAAATATACAAAGAAAATAGAGATTAAACATTTAATATATAAACAAAATATAATCATAATTTACATGAAATATCTTATCAAAAGAAACGACTTCCTAAGAGGAGCAAAGAGATTAGATGAAAAATCTGAATTTTTAAGAGACTCCAAAATAGCAGGAAACGAATTATACCAACAATTAATAAAAGAAGATGGTTGGGGTAGTCATGGAAATGATGGATCAGGTTCAGGACCAATGGCAAACGACATCGGATGGCATGATTCATTAGTTGGTAGATTACTTAATCATCTAGTAAGAAAAGCAAAGGTTGCAAACAATCTTAGAAGAATTAAAAATGTTGTAGAATCTCTAAAAGGTGAATTTGTTAGACTTGAAGCAGAAGGTGTTGCGATTAAGATGCAGGCCGAAGAAAGAGCACAATTTATAAAAATAAAAATAGCTAATTTTTTTTATGAACTGAAAACTGCAGTTGAAAATGGTGAGGAAACACCAATAATAATAGGACTTACTGAAGTTGCTTTAACAAATGTTGAATTACTGAAAGATGATGAAATTGATAAAGTAATAAAAGACAAACTTGAAACAGAGCTTAAAGAATTTTTAGAATATTTAAAAACACTTAAAGATGATGAAGTTCCTGCACAAGAAGTTCCTGCACAAGAAGGTGGTGAAGAAGGTGAAGAAGGTGAAGAAGGTGGTGAAGAAGGTGAAGAAGAAGGTGAAGAAGATGAAGAAGAAGACTCATATTCAAAATTAGAATCAAGTATTCCAACTATGATTAAGAATCTAAGTGCACTTTACTATATCTTAAAAAATTACAAAAGTGTAAATCTTTTAAACTTCAACAAAAAAGAAGAGGCGGATGCAAAGAAACCAGTTCCTTATGTAACTGTAGCAGGTGATACAATAGAGTCGATACTGAAAAAAAACGAAGTAGACCAAAAGGGGCTTACTTTTTCAAGTGCAAATATTGATAAAATTTTTACCAAAAACGAACTAGAATTGAAAGCAACACTCGCTGCTGCTACGAAACTTAACACTAAAAAGGAAAAGATAACTTTACCTGCAGGACTTGAGTTAGTATTGGAGAAACAAGGTAATAGTGTGGATGGCAATAATGTCTATAAAGAAGAAGATCATTTGACTCAAGCATTTGGAAAATTAACAAAAGATATAACATCTCTTATAGATACTAAAGATGGAAAATTACCAATAAGTGCTGAGTTTATTAGAATATTATTAGAAAAACATAAAGAAGGAGACAACAAAACTCTTATAATGTCTTTATATGACAACATAAACAAATATTTAGTTGGTAACAAAAAGCAAACGATTCAAGAAAAAGATCCTTTATATAAAGAGTCTTATGAATATCTTATGCCAAAAATTGATAAAAATCCAAAAGGTGGAAAGATTGAAGTCGTTGCAGAAAAAATCGCAAGATTCTCAAAGAGAGCTTTACAGTTTGATGGAAAGAACCTTTATGGTGGCTTAGGAGAATTGGCAGACCCTCTTAAAAAGTTTGTAGAAACAATGAAAGTGTTGATGAAAAATCCAATTGTTAATGTTAAACCAGAGTATTCGGAACAAAGTGCAGTAAAGGAAAAAGAAAGAAAATACAATGTTGGTCAAAAATACATACACACCAATTCAAAAGGAGTTAAAAAAGTCGTGACTTTAGTGTCAAAGACACATCAAATGAAAAGAGGAGCTGACAAAAAGTGGGGAACGAAAGATGACATACAAATGGAACCTCGTGATTCAAAAGGAAGATACATAGATGTTGCTACAGACAAAGCAATGGTCTCTTTTCAATCAAAACACTCACAACTTTCACCTTATGTAGACCAAAAGGCAAGAGAGACTAAGTACAAAAAGGACGAGCTTATAAAAGATATAGAAAGTGCAACTAAAAAAGCATTAGAACTTAGAAAAACCGCACCAGAAAAGGCAGCGAAGATACAAGCAAGTATAGATAAAAAGAAAGCAGACCTGGACAAATTAGACGAATCGGTAAACGAAAGTGTTTACATCTCAAAATACATGGAGATACAAGCTGGAATGCGTGCTATTATGTCAGAGCTAAACGAAGCGTTGAAGAACAATAGTAAACCTACAGGAAGATTACTTAAATTCGACAGATTCATGTCTTACATAAAAGAAGCGGACGAACCAGTGACTCCAGAAGAGACTCCAGAAGAGACTCCAGAACCAGATACAGCGAGTGATCCGAGAAGTAATATGTCTAGAGTCGAAAAGATACAAGACTGGTTTAATAAAAAATGTATGACCGTAAAGGCATATACTTTAGAAGAAGCAGAATATACTAAAGTAATGGCAAACTTTGATAAATTATCGAAAGATAAAAGTGCGTTTACAATAGATGGATATGACCCTATCATAGAGATACTTAAACTTTTCAATAGAGCATACAAGCTTTATATGGTAAAGCATATATCTAAAAGAAGTACAGGGGCGGGAGTAAGTACCGATTCCGAATATACTCAGTTTGGAGACAAATGTTTTAGAAACGACAAAATATTCGATGTTTGGGAATTTGCAGTACAAGATATATTGAAAGATAGAAAATATCAGTTTATTTTTGACAAAAAGACACTACTTAAAGTTGGTGATGAATTGAGACCAAATGGTGGTGCTAATCTAAGAAAGTTCATGACCGACATGTTGGATGGAGAGACTCTTTACAAAACTAAAAGTGGATATGGTGAAGGTGGAAGAGGAGCACAAGCAACACTTTTAGACAGATACTTTGGTGCACCAGATGAAACAGATGCTAAAGGTGTTAAAGCGGCAACGGAAAATCCAGAAGTTGAAGAAAATGAGCGAATGGCAAAAAAATCCATGGAAAATGCAGTAAAAATAAAAACGACCAAAATTAGCGATTCTATAGCAGCGGATGGAACAACGGCAGAATATCCTATAGAGAAATCATATTTAATAGTAAAAGGGAAAAATGCTAAAGGTGAAGATGTAACAAGAATATTTTTTGTTCAGTGTATTTCAGGTCCGTTTGTATATCTACAATATACAAAAACTATAGGATCATTCATTAGATATTGGGACGGATTAGATGGTAAAAAAGAATTAGTGGAAGGTTCCATCCCAAATAATAGAAATACTACAAAAATCCATTATACTAAAATAGAAAAAAGAGATTTCAATACTCTTCTTTTAAAGCCTGGTAAAATATCAATTGGATATATTGACAAAGATACTCAAGTAGAAAACACAGAAGTTATAGATACACAAATGACATATTGGTTAACAATGGACAAAGATGGAAAAAATATTGTTTTTGATACAATAGTTAGTGGTGCTACAATAGGAACCGATGAAGATAAAAAGAAGAAACTAGTAAGTATACTAACTAAAGTATCACTTATTGATAGGGATATAGAATCACTTACCGTAAATAGACAAGATGTTATAATAAAAAATGCACCCACGAAATAAGATGAGATATCTAAAGAATTTCAAACATTTTGAGAATGTGGAGGTGGATGTTACAGACGAGCCTGATGTAAAACTCGCAAAAGAAGAAACTAACAATCTTGAGGAGGCATTAAAAGACTTTCCTGCAATAAAAGCAGAGTTAGATAAGGCATTTATGGAGATAAAAAGTGACAAAGATAATGAACTTCTAAATAAAAGAATAGATGAAATAAAGAAGAAATTTCCAAATAATCCATTCATAGAGGAATACACCCGTATGATGAACTTTCAGATTAGAATAAAATATGTTCAGGATGAATTATTAAAGTATAACGATGATCTTTATCAAAACGAAGAAGATCTTAAAGAGATAACAAATGCTAAAGGTGATGCATCACAGAAAACAAAAACTATAAATGATATAAAGTCTAATCAAAAAATAAAAACTCAGGAAATATCTGACTTAAAAAAAGAACTTGTAGAGGCAGAATCAAGTCTAAAAAGTAAAATGGGAGAAATAAAAGATGAAATGCAAGATTCTTCTAAAAAAATAACTTCTATTTGAGAAAAATAGAAAAATATCGCTTTTTACATTTTATATATAACTTAACTATAAAAAATTAAACTAAAAAATATGGCAATTCAAATTGGAAAATACAAAAGACCAGGAATATTCCTAGAGGAATATGATAATTCCGTTATCACTACTCCAGTTGTTGAAGGACTTACAAACTTGGTGATAGGTGTGTCAAAAAAGGGACCAGTTAATACACCGATAAGAGTTACTAATACGACAGACTTAGAAGTAATATTCGGTCAATTGGATAGAGGATTAGAAAGAAAAGGTTCATTCTTTCATAGAACCGTTTCTAAGATGTTGGAAGCTGCACCTGTTTATGCAATAAACTTATTACTTACTGATGATAACTTAGATGTTATTGAATATAAGTCATTATCTACTTCCGCAGACTACTTAAACGATATCGAAAGAGAAGGTCCTTACAGAAGATTTTTTGACACGACAGGTTTCTGGAAAAGAGATACTGAATCTTTCATCAATCTTACAAAAAATAACATAGGATATTCTGATAGAGCATTTAGTCTAACAAATTTATCTGATAAATACGCAACAGTATTTGTTTTCAAATCTGCAATTTCTGGATTTGATAGAACTCTTATCGATTGGTACGGTTCAGCAGATAAAATGCCTCCTTATATAGATGCTAATGATTATGCATCTGATTATATGGTTGATGTTTTAATTGTTGGTGGTGATTGGTCAGATTATAAAACTTTGGCAGTAGATTCTAGATGGAGTGCATATTTCAACTCTACAGGACTTAGAAAAGACAAAGTTAGAGAATTTGCAAATGATAGAAATATATCACTTCAAGCATACTATGAAGGTCTTTCTTTGATTCCATATTTTAGAGATTTAAATGGTAGAAATATCTTTATCGAAACGGTTGTAAATAGAGATACAGATAGAACTGGAATATTCTGTGCATTCAACAATGATTTAGTTGAAACAGACTTCTTTAATGGAAGACTTGACTTAATTGGTCATACAATAGCAGGTAAAAACGAAACTAACATTGATTTTCTTTCTTATCAAGACGTAATCTCAGAACAGATTGAAATCATTTCAAATCCTCTGGATTTACCAGGAAACGTAACTGCTTTATTAGGTGGATCTGCATCTTGGGCATATGATTCTCAAGGAACACACCACACATATGGATCTCCTAAAACAAAAGGATGGGTTACAAATGGTGATGAGAGAACTGCATATTTTGCAGAAGGATATATCTACAATATCGGATTAGGAAACCCTGACTTAGCAGAAATGACTCCATATTTTGGAACAAATTCTATCGCTGCTACTTATTCATTAGTAAACGCAGATTATGAGGCATTCTTAGTACAAGGAAACAAAAAAGTAACTTTAGATTCAAATCCTGTTACACTTTCTATATCTACAAGTAACTATGTATATAGTGCAGCTGTAGCCACATATTCATCTACATTTGTTGTAGACTCTACAGGTAAATTTAAAGTTGTAAATAGTACAAACTCTAAAAATCCAGCAGTTGCTTCTTCGGATATCGTATTAGCAAATGTCAAATTCGGAGTTAAAGAACAGGAATTATTTGGAACTCCAATTTTTCAAGATATAAACATCGAAGAAGGTGGATTTAAAAACTTTGAATTTGGTGTCGACTATAACGTAGAGGCAGTAGCAGGAGCAACTGGATCTATCAAAGTATCTTTTATTGATACCGATGCATCTATCAGTGTTAAAGAATATGCACAATTCAGAAGATTCAGAATGTTCAACAGACTTGTTGATTTAATTGATAGTCCTAATAAAGACAAAATGGTTATGTTAAAAAGTTATGATGGAAACAAAGGAGATAAAATTAGTTTGTCAAATGTTGAGATATCTAATATTGTAACTTCTTCTACTCAAGATAAATCTTTTGAACTTAAACTTCCATTCGAAACATCAGAATTATCAGATATATTAGACGGATTCTTAGTATTCTATACAATAGACAATGAGTTTATAATAGGTGCTAAAGGTGTAAAAACTAAAGTTGAGGTTGCTGATGAAGAAGAATTTGGTGTTGTTGCTAAATATTCTAAACTATACACAAGATACTATGATGGTGTTGTAAACACAGGAGATTTCTTCTATGCAAACAAAACACCTCAAGCTATATTAGAAAATACAAATGTGTATCCTTATGTATCTGGATCAGAATACATATCTGATGTTTACTTCTTTGATGGAGAATCATCAGTAACTGTATTTGGATTGACGGCTGGATTAAATTTAGGACTTACATCATCCGCAGCAGGATACGATTATATTGCGTTCAACTCTTCTGAAGATCCTGCATTCGAATTATATGATATTATTTCTATACATGGTGCAGTTACTAATACTGGAACATTTACTATTGTATCGGATAATCAAGCATCGATTATTGGAACTGCGAGTGGAATTTGGAATTGGGTATATAAAGTAAACGAAGAAACTTCTTACGAAAGAGTTCAAAATGTTTCTATAATTAAAGATTTTAATACAAAACATTATCTTAAAATGTATGTAGATGGTGAGACTTTAAACATATCATTTATGAATGACATATTAACATCATATGAAAATGTAAACACTAACACTGCAGGAACATTTGAAATAAACTCTGCTATTACAAACTACAAACAATCTTTAGAAATTGAAATTCCAACAGGATATGTTCAAAACCCTAATAAAGTGCTTGTAAATGGATCTAGATATACTGAAGTTAAAGTAGGAGATTTCTTAGAAGCGTTCTATGATGAGACTAAATTACATATTGGTCAATATCCTAGAAAACTTACAAGAGTTGTTTCTAAAAGACAATATGCAGGAAATGCAGATTTAGTAGAAATCACATGTGATTCTGCAATCAAAATAACAGCATTTGGAACAGACTTACAAACAATGAGATATAAAACAGTTGACAACTATGCAATGACTTACAAAGCAATCTCTTTAAGAGGATTCAGAGTAAGAGAAGCATCTTTACCTGATGGAACTGAAGCAAGACAAAATTCGTTATTAAATCTTCTTGCAAAAGGAACACCATTATTTAAAGCAGTTACAAATAAAGAAGCAATTGATTTTAGATATTTGATTGACTCATTTGGTTTAGGATTGACTGAAAGATCTAAACAACAATTAGTTGATATCTGTGGTGATAGATTAGACGCATTTGGATTCTTGAATATGCCTTCTATGAAGTCATTCAAAAACTCGAGCTCTCCTACATTCGTAAATAAAGAAGGAGTTCTTCAAGCAGAGTTTGTTGCTAAAGGTGGAGATCCTGAAAGTGGGCCAGCATTCCTTTACTCATTCGGTGATGGTGCAGGTACAACTTGTGTTGGTTACTTCACACCATACTTAACAGTAAATGATAATGGTAGACCATTAGACATGCCACCAGCGTCTCACGCGGCAACAACATATATGAGAAAACACACTTCAAATCTTGGATCTATTACTCCTTGGACAATTGCAGCGGGTGTTACTAACGGTAGAATCACAAACATCGCTGGATTAGAAATGGACTTTACTCCAACTGACATCGAGTGGTTAAATGGTGCTCAAATCAACCCAATCGTTTTCAAAAGAAATAGAGGAAACGTTATTGAAACCGAAAACACTGCACAAACTCTTTACAAATCAGCACTTTCTTACATTCACGTTAGAGAGGTACTTATCGAACTTGAAAGAGAGTTGTCAAGAATGTTATTAGACTTCCAATGGAGATACAATACACCAGATATCAGATCTGAAATCAAACTTAGAGCTGACGTAATTTGTGAAACATATGTAAACAAAAATGGATTGTATAACTACTTCAATAAAATGGATGAAGAAAACAATACTAATGAGATTATCGATAACCAAATTGGTGTACTTGATACTTATGTAGAACCTATTAAGGGTATGGGTGTCATTGTTAACAATGTAACTATTCTTAGAACTGGTGCAATCAATGCTGGAGGTTTCCAATAAGAATTATTAATAAATATTTAAAAGTCTCAAAGAAATTTGAGACTTTTTTATTAAACAATAATAGGTGTATTTAATATATATGTTAAATAGTATGTATTATGGATTTAAAAATATTTAATTCTACCGATTCATCTGGACGAATGTCTAAAGAATCTTTTATATCAAAGAATCATAAAGAAGAGTATGATTATATAATTAATTATTGTGATGACTTAAACTTACAAGATATAACATTCAAAGAAAAAGTATATCTATCTATAAATATATTAAACAAAGTGCCAATTTGTAAAAATTTAAATTGTATAAATAGTGTAAAGTTTAAGAATTCGACAATAGGATATTTAGAATATTGTAGTAGAAAGTGTGTATCATCGGATCCAGATATTATTAAATTAAAAGAGATGAAATCTTTGGAAAAATTTGGAACAAAATCACCGTCTCAATCGAAAATAGTTAAAGATAAATCAACTAAAACTAACTTAGAAAGATATGGATACAAATCTGCAATGTGTCTTTTAGAAACTCAAGAAAAATCAAAAGATACACTATTGAGAAACCATGGAGTTAATAACCCAAGTCAATCAACTGATATATTACAAAAAAGAATACAATCATTCAAACAAAGTAATTATAAAGAAACATATAAAAAAACCTCATTAGTAAAATATGGTGTAGAACATCCATGGATGAATAAAGACATACACAAAAAGACAATAGATTTTTTTTACATTTCGTATAGGAATAGGATAGATAATAAAATCAATCAAAATAAATTTAACTTCATAGATTTTCAAAAAGGAATAACAACAAATTTATTATTCAAATGTAATGATTGTGGTAATAATTTTGATATATTACCATATCAGTTTTATTATAGAACAAATAATGGTGTGAGTATCTGTACAAATTGTTTCCCAATATCAGAAAATGCATCTATATCACAAATAGAACTTTATAATTTTATTATGGAAAACTATAATGGTGAAGTTATATTAGATTGTAAAAGTATAATAGCACCATATGAAGTAGATATCTATCTACCTGATTTAAAACTAGGGTTTGAGTTTAATGGAGTTTGGTGGCATTCTGATAAGTTTAAAGGTGAAAACTACCATTTAAAAAAATATAATCTATCAATCTCAAACGAGTTTAATTTAGTAACAATTTGGGAAGATGATTGGGTGGTAAAAAGAGATATATGTGAATCATTTATTCTAAATAAAATAGAAAAGACAAAAAATAAAATATGGGCTAGAAAATGTATTATTAAAGAAATATCCTATAATGAATCCAAAGATTTCTTAGAAAAAAATCACTTACAAGGTGATTGTAAATCATCAATAAGAATAGGTTTATATTACAATGATGAATTAGTTACACTAATGACATTCTCAAAACTAAGACTACCATTACAGAGAAAAGAAGTTAATAGGAAAAAGGAAAAAAATTATGAGTTGACCAGATTTTGTAATGTAATAAATACAAATGTTGTAGGTGGTGCTTCTAAATTAATAAAATATTTTTTAAATAAATATACACCAATACAAATTGAGACATATTCCGATAATTTAATATCAAATGGTAATCTATATAAAACATTAGGTTTTGAATATTCACACACATCAAAACCCGGATATTGGTATGTAATTGACGGCATTAGAGAACATAGATTCAATTGGAGAAAACAAAGACTGATAAAAATGGGATATGATATCAATAAAACTGAAGAAGAGATAATGAGCGAAATGGGATATTATAGAATATATAATGCAGGTAATAAAAAATGGTTATATAAAACACTAAAAACTTTATAATATTTTTTAATATAAAGGTAGAATAGTATATCTAATATATATTCTAAAAAATAACAAATAACATTATGTCTAAAGAACAAGAAATGAGTGAAGAGGACTACCTAAAGAGACATCTAAATGATTTGGACGCGGGTAAGAATCAGAACAACTTCAATGATGATACTACTACGCAAAAACCTGTCGTAGAGGGAACTAAAGTAAGTGACTTACAATATTTTAATTTTGATATTAGAGAGTTGCCATGTGGACAATTTTATCCAACAGGAACACTTTTTATGGTAAGACCTGCTCAAGTAAGAGAGATCCAGGCATATTCTATGGTAGATGACCAAAACTTCTACGACATAGTAGAGAAAATGAATGATATTTTACAATCATGTGTAAGAGTTAAATATTCTGACGGTAAAATAGGTTCATATCTTGATATTAAAGATCAAGATAGATTATTCTTAGTTTTTCTTATCAGAGAACTTACGTTTCAGGCAGGAAACTCTTTATCAGTAAACGCGAAATGTGGTTGTGGTGAAGAAATTGGAATTGAACTTAGAAAAGATAACTTTGTATTCCACGGAATAGATGGAAAATTAGAAAAATTCTACAATAGAAATGCAGGATCTTACAATTTCAAAACAGTAAATGGAAAGTCTTTTGAACTAACACCACCTAATATTGGTCTTCAAAAAGCGTTTACTGAATATATTATGAAAGAGAATAACGAAAAAAGAAATCCAAATTTGGCTTTCTTGAAAATTATTCCATTCATGATGAACGGAAGAACTTCTATAACTTATGAAGGAATCAAATCTAAAGTTAAAGAATTTGAAGAGATGGATGATATTTCATTTCAATTCTTGAATGCAGCAGTGGGCAAGATGACATTCGGAATAAAAGAACTAAAAAAATCATGCCAGTGTGGTGAGGAGGTCCACACAGATATGCAATTTCCCAACGGAGCCTCAGGTATTTTCGTTATTCATGATGCCTTTGAAGCATATATTAAAGAATAAACTAATGCTACAAAAACACTTTCATACACAGGAAGTATCAATGGATAGTTGGCCATTCTGGTTGTTTGAAGAAAACATCAAACTTGTAAATGAAATTGTTGAAGAAGAAGACAAACAAAGAAAGAAAGATGATGGAGAACAACAAAAAGGAATGCCAGATACAGGTTCAATGATGAGAAACGCATCTAACATGACAAATAATATGAGCATACCAAAATTCTAATAAAAAACCCACTCAAAAATTTGAGTGGGTTTTTCGATTATAAAAATAAAACAAAAAAGCCACTCATTTTGAGTGGCTTTTTAATATTAGTATCCTGACATAAGTGGAGGATTAATAGAGAATCCTGAGTCAATGTATTCATCAATGAAATAATCATAAACAAAGTCAGCTTGCACTGTTGGAATGATATCATTTGATGCCCAATCAAGTTCGTAACCCGCAAGTTTTGACATTTGACAGTTTTGGAAAGTAACCCTTCTCAATACAACACCTTTTTTATCATGTTGATTTACGATAATAGTTCCAATCATATCACTTTTATAGTGAAGTGATCCATTTTGAGAGTTAAAAAGTAAATCATACCATGCTTTCAAAGTATTCCAAACCTCCATAGAACCATTGTTATTGACATTTACCTGGAAAGGTATAGCCAAAGTACCACTAGTCTTTAATGGAGTTGTTTGAAAAACTCTTGTAGAGTATTTGAATCTTTGCTCTTTAGCTTGAGTATCAAACTCTGTTAATGATGCTAAACTTATTTTAGTAGCATTCTCTAATAATAAAAGAGCATCTCTTTTTTGAGCCTGTAAAATAACTGGAAGTACAAATGTAATCTCAAAGAGATTAAGGTATACTACTTCATCTGGCATAGTACCAGGTCCACCTGGTGAGCCAACATTGGAAATTTGCGTATAATGTGGTAACGGCATATTTTTTGTTTATTTTTTATGTAATTGTATAACAATTATAATGTATATATTAATATTTTTTTACCTTCTGTTTTTTAAAAGGCTTAACTATAATGTATATATTATATTAAAAAAGCAATTTTTTTCCATTTTTGTTTATTTAAACTTAAATACATAAAAACCATATAAATCATACAAAAAATTATCATTTTCAATGAAAGTA